ATCTTTACTAAAATATCTGCTAAAGGCGCAGTCAAAATATGCTCTATAATTATATTCTCGTCATAGCCTTCGCCTATTGCATATTCTTTTACTTCAACATATCCATTTTGAACCAAAGTTTTTATAACTTGATTTATAGTTTCAACGCTTTGCTCTAAGGTAGTCGCTAAGACCTCTGGCGTAATTCTTTTATCCTTAGCCATCAAGTCAAGTACATTCGCCTGTAATTGGTTTACCTCTGCAAACATTTGGTACTCTGAATCGTCATTAAAGCGCCTTCTTTGCTTCCAAATATTAAAACCATCCTTTGCCTCGCCGAACTCAAAAAACACGCTAAATTCGTCTGTAAATTGCATTTGTTGCGGTGTTTCATACTTGCTTATATCAATACCCGCCTTTTCAAGTAACCATTCCTTAGGTGCAATCTCTTTTAATAGGTTTTCAGTAAACTCAAAACCGATAGGCTCGGTTGGAATAATAGCCAATTCAGGTTCTTCAATACCCCTATATTTGAATAGCATATTAAACACCCCTTCAAGGTGCATCTGCTTACTATTAACGTAAGTGTTTTTAAATATCTCATATCCATCACGCATTTCGGAACGGCTGCCTAACTTACCCGCCTCTGCAATACCAAAGATTGATGGCGTTGTAATTTGATGCCCTGAAAATATATTAGTTTGAATTAAAGAATCCACGCGCCCGAAGTCTTCTTTGGTAATATCGGAAGTTCCTAAGTCATCAACTATTGGCTTTCTTTGTGTATCGTTTACAAAAGCTAAAATAAACTTCTTGCCATCCGATCCGCTGAATCTATTTGTAAAGCGTTTTTCAATATTACGTTTTTCTTCATCTGAAGGTTCGCCATTAGGTAGGGTAATTAACTTGCTCGCACTAAATCCTGTCTGTGCATTTCCTAAAACGTGCTTAGAAACTTCAATATCCGATTCTATGTAATTAAGCGCACCAAAGTAACCCGGTAATGAATAGTAACCCATATTAGGTCGATATTCTTTTACATATAGAATTTGTTTGCCAACAGGGTTAGCAGGGTTAAACGCAGCGTAAACCATTGGCTTCTCATTCCTATCTGCCCATTGTTCTTTATACCAAAATTGTGTATTGTCTTTATTTGTACGAACCTTAGTGTAATCGCAATGCCATATTTCAGCTAATTGCTTTGTAACTGACCAAATAATTTCTAAATAATAGCCACCAAATAATTCAGCATCCAAAGAAACCTTGCGCGTTAGTTCTTCAAGGCTTTCCATTCTATTAACTTTCTTAATAAAAGGTTCTGCCTCTGGACTTCCTTTCCATCCGTTCGCGGTAATGTAATGCACCTTGCTTTTTATGATAGCATTATGCTTGGCTGACTTATTAAATAAATCAACTAAATAGTTTGGATAATCGTTGCGGTCGCCATATTGAATATACCCCTCGCCTTTCTTTTCTTTAAATTCAGGCTGTTTAGCTTCCGCAAATGTTAGTACTCTTAAATCCATTATTGTCTTATTTTATAAGTGTCCGTTGTTGAATATTCAGTAAACGACATAGCCGTTCCAATTAGTTCCATTATTCCTGATTCAAGCATATTTAAACCCACAGGATTTGTATTTGTTGGACTTGCTTGCTCGTAAATTTCGTAGTCATATTGACCATTTAAAGCAGTAGCAAAGTTAGTATTTGTTACAATACTAAATTCATTATACCTATCCTTGTACAAACTTACGTCTGTATTGTTTAACTTAACAAACTTAATCTCTGTATTTGCGCTTCTATTAGTAAACACAAACAAATAATTAGGGTTAGTTAATAACTCCTTTTCAGTTAATGTTAATATAATACTTTGTGTCTGTCCCTTTGTTAGCCTCATCATATAACTAAATAGCAAAAATTTGAATTTGTTGCAGATAGGGGATAAATAACCTAATATGTAAAGCTCTACCTTTACGGCGTTATAACATTAGTAAAGTTATAACATTACTTTGTCCTTTTAAAGTAACATAACAATAGCTATATGTTACTTTAATGACACTTTATCGTATGAATAAATGTTCCCAATTTGGTTACAAAGTTCTCTAATAGTAAACTTATCAATCACAAAAGTTACCCAATAAGGCAACTTTGAGTCGTAAATGATTGACAATCGGCTCATTTATGATCTATAAAAAAACCGCCGAACGAATTAACGAACGGCGGCAAACCTATAAACCTATGAAAACTATCTTAAGCGCCTGCGGTTTCCAATACTGAATAAACAGCTTGTGCCACGCTTGGTGCTAATGCAGGCTCTGAACCTGTAAAGGTTAAAGTGAATCCACTTCTATCGCCTTGCGCAGTACCGGTTGATGCTGCATTTGCAGTCATATCAATACCACGTGTTTTTCCTAAATACCAATAAACTCCATTGCTATCTTTTGCAACAGCAACTAAACTATTTTGTGCTAACAAAAGTAATTCGTTTCTTGTATTGGTTTGTAATTTGTTTAAAATTATTTGTAATTCTTGACCATAGAATACTGTTCCGTTTGCAACAGAAGCAGTCATCGTTTGGTTGAACATTGAAGTATCTTTCACTAAAGCATATTTCCAAAAACGTTTACCTGTTGCCTTAGTCAAAGCAGTAATTACACCACTCGCTTCAGTTGTAGCAGATACGTTTGCAGCTTCAGTAAAATAAACCTCAACGATACCGCCTAAACTATCTCTGCAGTCTAAAGAATATCCTTGTGTTAATGCGCACGCCATTGTTAATTAATTTAATATATTTTAAAATAAAGGGGGATATTTCACCCCCTTATAATTATGCTAAGATAAACTTAACGATCTCGTCAGGGAACGCAAAGTTTACACCCATTTTAAATTCAGATACGAAACGAACTTGGTCTGCTTCTTTTGCATAGAAGATTTCAAACTTTTCTTCTTCGTTTAACAAATCTGTTCCTAAGAACAAGTTGCTTAATCTTGCAGCGTAAATTTTATTTGTTCCGTTTAAACCTTGTAAAGCAATAACTTTAATAGGTGTACCAGGCAATAAAAATTCGCTATCAGACTTACCATCAAAAGCATAGTTAAACATATTTGCATTCTTCAACGCAATAGTGTAAGTTCTAAAAGAATCCATACCGCAGAAAATAGTCATATCATCATAAGCTACTACCTTAGCATCAATAGCTTTGTAAACACCATCAAAAATGCTGATTACGTTACTTGCTACGATACCTGTTGCAGCACTAATAGGCGCAGTTGCAATATAAGTCGCACTATTTGCAGCTACCGGTCCAGATGCAGCACCAATCAATTTAACCAATCCGTCAAAACGAGAAAGATTAGCGTTGCCACTATCTGTATCGCCTTGCCATAACGCAGTTTCTAATTGAGAAGCGATTGTCTTTGCTTTTTTCTCAGCAAACTCTTGCTCAAAAGGAATAGAATCATAAATTGATCCTGTTGGTAATGCTTTTTGTAAATACTTAGCTTCTAAGTCTTTAGGACAAAGTGCTTCGTTTACTTTAATTTTTCCAACAGTCACAGTTCTTTGTGTGAAAGTTGTTGAACCAGATGCAGTAAATCCGCAAGATCCACCTGCTTGGAAGATTGCGTCTGTGTCCATAATGTTAATTGTTTCAGCAGACTTTACGCCTACCATAACGTTACCTGCGCTCTTAATTAAAGATGCAGTCTTTGCGCCCAATACAGAATCCGTTACCAATAAGGCTTCGTTTTGCTCTGTGTAAGCGGCTAATGCTGATACGTCAAATGCCATTGTTATTAATTTTTAATGTTTAAAATTGCTTGTCTATATTTTTCTAATCTTTGTCCTTTAATATCACTTGTATTTATAAATGAATTAAAGCTATTTGGTTTTTGAATCGGATCGGCGCTTGGTGTATTTGAAAGTGCTTCAATTAATTCAGCTACTTGTGCAAAACCTTGCTTAACTTTTTTTTCTAATTCTAAAACTTTTTCGTCTGATACTCTTTTAGCCTCAACTAATTCTGCAATACTTGCATTGAATTGTTCTGCCATTTCTTCCATCTTTTTGTCATCCTTTGCTTCAACCTCTGCTTCTGGTGATACTTCCAAAACCTTAGTTTCAATAGCAATAATTTTGCCATTCTCATCTAAAGTAATTTCTGTTCCGTCCATTAATTCGTGATCCCCCGCAGGTGCAGGCTGACCTTCAATAGTAACAGAACCGCCAACCTCTAAAGCTGAAATCTCAACCTTAGTTCCGTCCATCAAAGAATATTCAGCCATCTCAACCTTAGTTTCTTCAACCTTAGTTTCTTCAGCTTGCACTTCCTCAACAGGCGCAGCGTTGTCTTCAAACAAAGCCTTAATTTTTAAAATTGCTTCCTGTGCGTTCATACTTTTTTTATTAAATAGTTAAAAAATAAATAGTTTATCACTTAACCTGTGATAATATTTTTTTGATAGCATCTACCATAGACGCAATCTTGTTTACTTCCTTCGGTTTGTAGTTAAATAACCCCTCTACGCTAAAACCCATTATTTCGCCATTCTTAACCTTAGCCCAAGCCTCGTCATTATCTACAATCATAGAACCAAACCAACTTCCCTCTGGCGCATCCTCAAATCCTTTCATTGGCATAATACCTCTTGATGGGTCTGATATAAAACTTTCAAATAAAGTAACCCCTTCAAATTGTGCGCTTGAATTGTGCATTAAATTCACGTTGCTTTGGAATCCTTTTTTGAAAAATTTTTGTACAATTTTAAGAATAGTGTCAGCACTAAAAGCCACATAATAGTCGCCATAAGTAGCATCACTCCTAAAAATAGGCGTATCAGCCAACATAATAGCGCCCGAAATAATACGACGATCTTCATTTGTAACTTCAAATTTTTGGGTTTTGTTAAACGCATTCCAATTCTTTTGAATTGCAGGACGATCTACCAATGCAATAAAATCAACCTGTGCATCGTCTTCAATGTCTTCTGTTATGTCTAACATATATATTGGTAATTCTGTATTCATATACTTAAATAGTTTTTATTTATATATTTATCGTTTACTTAAATCTTGCTCTGTTTTGTATCTCTTGTTCTCTTTGTTGTGCATTTGAAATATCGGTTTGAATTACATAGGCACGAACTGA